TACCCCTGACCTCACTTTCTACTGCGTGGATGCAAGTTCCACTTGTGAGTTTCTCAGCTATGAGTTGAATAGCGAATCTGTCGTATTCGGAACTGACCGAATTAAAACAAACTTTTATAGAGAGAGGATTTAGAAAATGAATATTGTAAAAGAACTTGAAAAGCTAGGTATTGAAATTACCGAAGAACAGAAAGATTCCATCAGCAAGAAGTTTTCAGAAGATGTCATCACATTGGCTGAACATGAAAAGAAAATCGCAAAGGTTGAAATGGAACGTGATCAGGTAAGGGCACAGTTTGAATCTGCCCAGGAAACACTCAAAGGATTTGAAGGTAAAGACTTTGATGCAATGACAGCAGAAGTTGAGAAGTGGAAGGCACAGGCTGAAGCTTCAGAAAAAGAGTATGCTGCACAGTTACAGAAGCGTGATTATATGGATGCATTAAGCAAGAGACTGGAAGGTATTGAATTTACTTCTGAACTTGCTAAAAAGGCTTTTATGGCTGATTTGGAAGCTAATCCATTACAGTTACGTGATGGTAACATTCTTGGTTTTGATGATTACCTCAAGTCAATGAAGGAATCTAACCCAACAGCATTTGTTGAGGAATCTGCTAAAGATGCTGCCAAGTTCACTGACCCAATTGGAAAGATTGGGGATGATGTTAAGCAGTCGACAAAGACCACAGCTGACTTAAGAGCAGTTATGGGATTACCTGCTGAGACTAAATAATTATTTGGTTTCAACCAAAGACCGATACGTAGCAACACGAAAACGTACCGCTAACCTACAAAAGTTATAGGAGGAAAAAAGTATTATGGCTAACTCAATTGCATTAGCAAAGAATTACACAGACCTTTTAGACGAGGTTTACAAGAACGCAGCTGTTACATCTGTACTTGATTCAGATGCTGCAACAGTCCGCCAGGGAAACAATGTAAATGAAATCGTTATTCCAAAGCTTTCTATGGATGGTCTTGGAGATTACTCTCGTAACGGTGGTTACACAGATGGTGATGTAACACTTACATACGAGACAGTTCAGTTCAATTATGATCGTGGTAGAAAGTTCACAGTTGATTACCTGGATAATGAGGAATCAGCTGAAGTAGCATTTGGCCGTTTAGGTGCAGAGTTCATCAGAACAAAGGTTGCTCCAGAAGGTGATGCTTTCACATTCGCAACAATTTGCGGTATTTCTGGTATCACAACAGTTTCTGCACAGACATTAGCTTCAGGTGCTGACGTTATGGCTGCTATTCAGACAGCTGTTACAGCTTTTGATGAGGATGAAGTTCCACAGGAGCAGAGAATCCTTTTCATTACACCAACACACTACAATGCAATCCTTGCACTTGATACATACAAGTCAAAAGAGCTTCTTGCAAATCTTACTGTAGTAAAGGTTCCACAGTCTAGATTCTACACAGCTATTGATCTCAAGGATGGAAAGTCTTCTGGAGAAGAGGCTGGTCACTTCGCAAAAGCTGCTTCAGGTGCTGATATCAACTTCATGCTTGTTCATAAGCCAGCAGTAATCAAGTTTGATAAGCACATTGCAAACAACATCATCACACCAGAGGCTAACCAGTCTAGTGATGGATATATGCAGAAGTACCGCAAGTACGGTCTTGTTGATGTATACGAGAACAAGGTTGCAGGTATTTACGTAAACTGCAAGTAGTAGGAGGTATCCTATGAGAACAGTTGGATGGATTCCACCTGTTAAAGAGAATAAGGCTAAGGCGGTAGTAATTGATACTACCGTCAAGGCTGTTTCTGAAGAGACAGGTGAAGTTAAAAAGGCAACGAAGAAAAAGAAAGTTGAGGATTAATTGGTTATGGCTGACTTAACAACATATGAGTTCTATACAGATACATATTATGGAGATACAGTCAGCGAGACTGATTTTCCAAAATGGTTATCAAGAGCCACAGATATGTTGGACTATCTTACATACGGAAATATCAATGATGATTCCATTGTTGGTTTTGAAAATAAAGTCCAGAAGGCAATATGTGCTTTGATGGATGAAATGTTCAAAGTTGCTCAGGCAAAAATAAATGCATCTGCTGGACAGTTTGAAGGAAATATCAAAAGTCGTAGTTCTGGTGGAGAATCTATCAGCTATGGTGATGTTCAAACAGTCTATACCAAGGCTTTAGCGGATAATAAGGCTACTATTGCACTCTACTATGACACTGTTAAAGAGTATCTAACAGGCACTGGTTTACTCTATGCAGGATATTAGGAGGTATACATGGCGGATATTTTTTATAGCAAGACAGTAACGATTTTTAATTCCGTATCGGATGATGATGTAATGGGTGCTGATAGCTGGCTCCCAACAGTACTTCACGATGTTAGGCTACTTGAAACACAGGGCAAAAACATTGAGAAGTCAGGAATAACAAGTGCAGATTCTGCAAAGTTATTCATTAAGACTGATAATTTGGAAAAACCATATATGGATCCTAAAGAGTGGTCCCAGTCAGAAAATAAATCTGATGCATTTACTCTTTGCAAAGACAGAGATTTCTTTATTGTTGGAGATGTATCTGATGAGACTGTTGCTTCATTTGAACAGATGAAAGAAAAATATGATGGTTGCTACCAGATTACTACGGTTGATAAGTACTCACTCATTCCGCACTTTGAAGTAGGAGGCAGATAACATGGCAGAATATCAACAGCTCAATGATGTAGATGCCACTACCATTGAAGAAGCCCTACTGAAACTTGTGAGTAAATGGAGTGGTTTACCATTTAAAAGTAGTTCAAACAATATCCTTTGGGGAAATGTTGGAACAGGTGCTTGTATCGGGTTATTTGCATTGCAAGGGGCTATATATAAATCAAAATACATTAGTGGCTCGTATGTGGGCCTTTTTCCATTCAGAATAGTTTATAAATGCGCTCCAGGGAATAATAAACAGAGAATTGAAGCAGAACAGTTGATTAACAACTTGGCAGACTATTTGAAAGGATATACAGGAGTTCTCAAAGGAGACTCTCACATCAATGTTCAGAAGTTTGATAAGACATCCCCTAGTTTCAAGATAGATGCTTCAAATGACGGATATGAGCAATACACTTGCACAATGCAAGTTGAATATTATTACAAGGCATAGGAGGTAAGAAGCCATGGCAATGGATAGAACTAATATGGTATCACTTCTTGATATCGGTTCACTCAACAATGGTTCTACAGCAAATATTGTAGAACTTGGTGATGGTTTTACAGAGATTTCTGAAGACTGGGCACCAAACTCTGAGGCTACTCAGTACGTTAACATGAAGAACAAGTCTAACACTATTAAGGGTTACGAGTTCTCTATGGATGCGGAAAGAGAATATCTTTCTGATGATGTACAGAAGGCTATTGATGAATTGTTTAAGACTTTCCCTACTGGAACAGCTTGCAATACATTCTATTACAGATTCTATAAGACAGACGCTGTATCAGGCAGCACAGGCGAGTTTAACGCAATTAAGGTCCCTGTTACAGTTGCTCCATCATCAACAGGTGGTGCAGGCGGTGATACACTCACTTCCAAGATTCAGATTAATGGTAACGGTGATTCAGTTGTCGGAACTATTAAGTATGATGCAGATCTATCAAAGTGGGTATTCACAGAAGCATAGGTGTTACTTAGTTAATCTATTTAGCATAGTGGGCTGGCTACCTTTCCTTGCTGGCTCACTTAGGAAAGGATGTTAATTATGGCAGAAAAGATTAGTTTAAAATCAAAAATTAAAGTATACGCTATTACAAATGAAAATGATGATGTTTTGGCAGAGTTGAGACTAGATCCGGACAATGATTCTACACTTGGTAGATTCATGGATTTGTATGACAACATTGCAAAGATAGGAGAGGAAACACAAAGAAAGCTTGAGAGTATTGAGAGACCAGGCGAAAAGTTAGATATTGCTACTGCTCAAAAGCTTATGTGTGTGAATACTGAAGCTATTCAAGGCATCATTACAGAAACAGATGCAATGTTTGGTGCTGGATTCACAAGACAGATATTCGCTGAACATTATGAAGTAGATGAAAACTTTATTCCTAATATTTCTCTTTTCAAGGAGTTCTATGAGCAGGTAATGCCAATTATCCAGTTGGTCTATAAAGAAAGCACAAATAACTATTCCGTTAAAAAAGGCAAGAAATAATGAATAACGTATTTTATGAAGCACTTCCAACAGAATGGAATGGCTACCATATAAATACAGGATTTCATATTGGTGTTCAGATATCTCTTTTGATGGATGATGAAACTGTCAATGAGAGAGTAAGAACACAGCTTATGCTTCAATTACTTTTTGGAGACGAAGACGGTAATGTTATAAAGTGCCCTGAAACGGTAGAAGATATTGAAGAATGCTTAAGTTTCTTTATGAATGGTTGGAACCATGATAACAATTCTAGCCAGGAACAAAAAGAACGCATTATGGATTTCAATATTGACCAAGGCAGAATATTTGCTGACTTTATGCATTTCTACCACATAGATTTGGAAACTACAGAGATGCATTGGTGGAAGTTCTGTTGGCTTCTATGGAATATGCCACATGAACAAAGTTCGTTTATGCAGGTAATAGACATCAGAACTAAAAAGCCACGAAATGGTGCATCATTTGAAGAGAAAAGAGCTATTACAAAAGGTAAAGAGATATATGGATTAAAACAAAAGGCTAAAAAGTTTAGTAAAACAGAAGTTGATGCCATTGATGCTTATGATTTAATGATGGCTGAACTTAAGAAGAAAAAGTAAAAAGGAGCAACATTTATGGCGAACTATGATGGATCAGTACGAATTAATACCAACCTTAACACATCTAATTTTGATAACGGTATTAAGGGCATGTTAGGCGGACTTAAAAGCATAGCCAGCGCTGTAGGTGTTGCTTTTTCTGTTGCAGCATTAGTTAAATTTGGCAAAGAATGTGTTGAGTTATCTTCTGATTTAGCTGAAGTAGATAACGTTGTAGATAAGTCATTTGGCAACCTTAGAGGGCAGATGGATGCACTTGCTAACGAATCTATCAAAACACTTGGTATGAGCCGTTTGACAGCCTATCAGACCGGTTCAACATTCATGGCAATGGGTAAGTCAATGCTTGGTTCTCAACAGGCGGCTGCGGATATGGCTATTGAGTTGACAAAACTAACTGGTAATATGAGTTCTTTCTATAACAAGTCACAGGATCTAGTTAGTTTAGCTTTGAAATCTGTTTACACTGGAGAAACAGAGACATTAAAGCAGTACGGTATTGTAATGACTGAGGTCAATTTACAGCAGTTTGCTTATGAGCAGGGAATCAATAAAAAGATATCTGCAATGACCCAAGCTGAAAAGGTACAACTCAGATACAACTATGTTATGAAACAGACTGAATTTATCGGAGACGATTTCCTTGATACTCAAGATTCATGGGCTAACCAGACGAGAATATTAAAAGAGCAGTGGAAGGAATTTATGACAATACTAGGCAATGGCCTTGTTACAGTTCTTACTCCTGTTATTCATGTTCTTAACAACATAGTGTCCGCTTTAATCTCATTTGCTAATACAATTTCAAGCGTTATGAGCAAGGTATTTGGAATAAAAGGTCAGCAAATGTCTATAGCTGGAGCGAATGAAGATGCAGCAGGAAGTTATGAAGATGCAGCAGATGCTGCTGACGAATACGCAGGAGCTACGGATAAAGCAGGCAAAGCTGCTAAAGGCGCAGTTGCTAATTTTGATGATGTAAATGTTCTTCAACAGAATAGTGGTTCTGGAAGTGGTGGTGGTGCTTCTGATGCAGGACAAATTGATATTACAGAGACAGAAGCTGAAGAATCAGCCATTGACCAGTTATCCGGAGCTGTTGCTAGAGCAAAAGAAATATGGGATGAATTCATTGATGGATTTAAGACTGGTTTTGAATTTGGGGCAGATTTTCTCAATCTTGATGAACAGGTCAATAACATCAAAGCAAATTGTGAAAGCATTAAAGAGTCTATTAGGGATATTCTTTCAGACCCTAGTGTGAATCAGAGTATAGACAACTTTGCTAATCAGTTTGGAATTATGCTTGGAAAAATCACAGCTTCTGTTGTAAGTATTGGACTTACTATTGGAGAGAATTTAACAGGCGGACTTGCAAAGTATTTAGATGGTAATTCTGACAGAATCAAAAAACACCTTGTGAAGATGTTTGATATAGGAGCAGAGATTTCACAGGTCGTTGGAGATTTCTCAATAGCATTTGCTGATATTTTCAGTGCATTTGGTGATGAGAATGGACAGGAAGTAACTGCTAATATCATTGGTATATTTGCAGATGCAGCAATGGGTATCCAGGAGATATGCGCATCTATTGAAAGAGATGTGATTGAGCTAGTGTTTAATCCTATTATAGATAATTCATCAGGGTTAAAAACGGCTTTAGATATGTTGTTAGGCACAATATCAACATTTACAGGAATAGTAAAACAGCATATTGATACTATTATTGATACTGTTGTTAAGTTCTATGATGAACATATTAAGCCAGTTATAGATAGGATTACTCAAGGCTTATCTGATCTATTGGAAGTATTCTTGGATGTATGGACCGCTAATATCCAACCAGCACTTGATGAACTGATGCCTGTTCTTTCAGTGTTAGTTGAAACGCTAGATACATTATTCAGTTCGTTAATGACTGCACTCGGATGGTTGGTAGATATATTAGGTTTCTTGTGGACTGGTATTATTGTTCCATTCTTCTCGTACTTAATAACAATAATCGGTGGAGC